AGGATATACAAATGACAAAAAAGATGAGTGGGCATGGGGAGAGTGAATGGTTAATTAAAAGAGAAAAATATAGAAATGATTATAATAAACTTGGACAAATTTTAGATAGTCTTTTAGATTTTAATACGATTTTAGATATAGGTTCAGCAAATGGATTTTTTATTGACTATTATATAGATAAAAAAGATATAGTTACAGGTATTGAAAAGGAAAATTATATTAAACCTTATTTATCACTGAGTAGTCAAAAAAATACTATTTTTGATGATATAATAATAATGAATAATTTAAATCAAAAATATGATTTAGTAACTTGTATTGAAGTTGCAGAGCATATAGATTATAAAGATAGTGATAAACTAGTAGAATTTATTGTTAATCATGCTAAAGATTATATTTATTTTACTGCCGCAACTCCTTATCAGAAAGGTAATGGTCATATTAATTGTCAATCACATTTTTTTTGGTTAAATAAATTTAGAAGATATGATTATTACATTAATTATAATTTAACTGAAGAATTAGTTAGTAATTTACAATCATTAGATAAATGTAAATGGTTGTATTATAATAGTTTAATATTAGTAAAACAGGGGTGAAAATTTGAAAATAGAAAATGCTACTTTAAAAATAATGACGACAGATAGATGTAATGCAAATTGTATTTTTTGTACTAGAGAATGGGCTAAAAATAAAGATATGTCAATAGAAATGTTTACAAATATTATAAAACAATTACCTCAAGTTAAACGAGTTCATCCACAAATGCATGGAGAGCTTTTTGTTCATCCTGATATATTAGAAATGATAAAAATTTTAAAAGATAACAAAAAGTCAGTAAGATTTCATACTAATGGTTCTTTAATAAAAGGAAATATAGCTAAGAAGTTAGCTGAGTTAGAACCAGAGGATGTTATGTTTTCTATAGATGCTTGCGATAAAGAAATGTATGAATACTTTAGAAGAGGTTTAAAATGGGAAGTTGTATATAATAATGTTATTAATTTTCAAAGTATTAAAACCAGTAAAACAAAAACTACTGTTAAATGTTTAATCACGGCAGAAAATAGAAATAAAAAGAAGCAAATTAAACAATTTTGGAAAGATAAAGTAGATCATTTTAAATTTATATATGAAGCTCCTAAAATTAGAAATGTTGGTAAAGAAAAAAGGTACGATCAAAAATGTCATCAAATTGAAAAAATTATTGCTATAGATGTTGATGGTAGTATAAAACTTTGTTGTGAAGATTGGTTTAGTACAACAATAGTAGGTCATGTTAATGATGGTATTATTGAGGTTTTAAATTCAGATAAAGTAAAAAAATTAAAAGATCAAATAAGAAATAAGCAATTTTTACCAATGTGTGAAAAATGTATAATTCTTTACGATAAGAGGTGAAGTTATGTCATCTTTTACTGTTATTATGCCTAATTACAATGGAGTAAAATATATTGAACAAGCTATTGATTCTGTTTTAAATCAAACTTTTAAAGATTGGGAATTAATTATTATAGATGATGCTTCTACAGACACTTCTTTGGAAATAATAGAAACTTATTTAATAAAAGACAAACGGATTAAATTATTTAAAAATATTAAGAATTTAGGATATGGTCATAGTTTGTACATTGGAACAAAATATATTAATTCTCATTTTTTTGGCAATCTTGATGTAGATGATATCTTGGTAGAAAATGCTATAGAAATTATGTACCAAGCTCATCAGCAATATCCTAAAGCTAGTATGATTTATTCTCAATTTATGAATTGTGATAACAATATGAAACCTATTAAAAAAGGTTATTGCGGAAAAATCCCAAATAATCAAACTAACTTAGAAGCTAATAAAGTTTCACATTTTAGAACATATAAATTAAGTTATTATAATCAAACAGTAGGTTTTCACACTAAATTAAAAAGTGCTATAGACAAAGACATTTCTTATAAAATGGAAGAAGTTGGAGATTTAGTTTTTATTAATCAGATTCTATATCATTATAGAAAACATAAGCAAGGCATCTCTCAAGGTAAAGAGAGAAGAGCAATTGCAAAACAAAATATGGCAATAGCACAAAAAGAAGCAAGAGAAAGAAGGAGGAAATAATATGGATAATATATCTATTTTAATACCTACTAGTTTAAATTTATCAAAAGAAAGAAAAAGAAATTTTGATTTTACTCTTGATTATTATACATCAATGTTTCCTAATGCAGAAATATTTTCTACAATTGATGATATGGAAGAAGGAATGTATTGTAAAAGTAAGGCTATAAATAACGCGGCAAAGCTATCTACAAAAGATATTTTATTAATTGTAGATGCAGATATTTATGTTAAGAAAATTTCAATTATAGAAGGAATAAAGAAACTGAATAAATATTATTGGGCTATACCTTTTGATAGATTAATCAAATTAGATGAAAAACAAACAGAATTATTTATTGAAGATAAAAAGCAAATAGATATATCTTCTTTAAAATACTATAAGACTAGTTTAACAATTGGTGGGTTCCAGATTGTTAGAAGAACTTTGTTTGATTCAGTTAAAGGGTATGATGAAAGATTTGTAGGGTGGGGAGGAGAAGATAATAGTTTTTTGTTTAGCATACAATGTTTATATGGCAAAGGTATTAGAGTGCCTAATAGCTATGCTATTCATTTACATCATCCCAGACAAGATAATATTAAACAATATAAGGCTAATAAAGGTGATAATAGAGAATTACGAAATAAATATGCAGAACTTGCAAATACCAAAAATCAAAAGCAAATGCGTAAACTAATTGAAAGTAGAGGTATAATTGATTATGAGTAAAAAGGTAGATTTTTATGCACAACAGCCACATTACTTTGATCATATGTTTAATATATGGAATCAATTACCTAATGAGTATAAAGGGATTTATTATATTCCTGAGTTTTACTTACATGATAAAAATTTTGATTTATGTTCTTATGCTGATAAATTTAATATTGAGACATCTGTTATTAAGTCTAATCAACCAATTTATTCACCTTTGATTCTTGCAGGTGGTGTTAGTAGAAAAGATATAGGTAATAGCAATATTATTTTAGTTAATCATGGTGCAGGTCAAAGTTATATACGACCTAATCGCAAAAGACATAGTAGTTATGCGGGAGGAGAAGGTCGAGATAAAGTTGTTTTGTTTATTCAACCTAACACCTACGCGGCAAACCTTGACAGGAATAGGTATCCTAAAGCTACACAAGCTATTACAGGATGTTGTAAATTAGATAAATGGCATCAACGTAAGCTTAGTGGAGATATTAAAAAAAGAGAGGATATACCTGTTATAGCTATTAGCTTTCATTGGGATTGTCGTGTATGTAATGAAACTCGTAGCACTTGGGAATATTATCAATCAATACTACCTATGTTGGGGTATAAAAATGCAACAAAAGAATGGAAAGTATTAGGTCATGGTCATCCAGGCATTATGCATATTTTAAAACCTTATTATAAAGAAGAAGGAATAGAGATTGTAGAGTGTTTTGAAGATGTTATGGAAAGAGCAGATTTATATATTATGGATCATATGTCTACTCTATATGAATTTGCATCTACAGATAGACCAGTAGTTGTATTAAATGCACCTTGGTATAGAAGACATGTAGAACATGGTTTACGATATTGGGAATATGCAGATGTTGGAATTAATTGTGATCATCCCAATATGTTAGAAAAATATATTATGAAAGCTTTAGATGATCCATTAGAACAAAAAATGAAAAGGGAACGTGCTTGTAATGCTGTATATGCACATCGTGATGGTATGGCAACAGATAGAGCGGTGCAAGCAATTATTGATTTTGTAGAACAAAGAGATGAGAAACCACAAAACAACATAACAAGTGAAAACATGCATCTTAATACTTATAAACATCAACAATCAAAGTGGTTTAGGAACATAAGGAGGTAATAACTTGGTTGTAAAAAACAATAAAGAAAAAACAACAGGTAATGTTAAAATGGAAGAAAAATTACTTAAAATTATAGAAAGATATAAAAATCAATTTGTTGTAAAACATGAAAAACGCAAAGTTTGCACTTCATGTGATATAGAACAACAATTTAAAGAGTTTTTTGTTGCAAGAAATCCATTAATGCCTACAACTCGTATTTCAGTATGTAGAACATGTTTAGATAAACATATAAATTTTGATGATTATATGGAAGCACAATATTTTTTATCATTATGTCATGCACCTTTTGTAGAAGATGTTTGGGAAGTTGCTTTAACTAAAGATAAACCTATTGGTTATTATTTTAAAACAATTAATTTAACTCAATATTCAAAATTAGATCCACAAGCTGTTCATAGAATTAGGAAAGCAGCACGTCAATATGATGCTGATCCATATCAAGCTAAAATGGATATGTTAACTCCACATGAAGCAGGATATCTTAAAGCTAAATGGGGAGAGTCTTATGATATGGTTGATCGTATAAAATTAGAAGAATATTATGATGAAATGATGGAAGATTATGAAATTATTACTCGTTCTCATAAAGATTATTTAAAGATGATTATCAAAACATCTCTTGCTATGGAAAAAGCATTAGATGAAGCTGATTATGATAATTATAAAAAACTTGCTAAAGCATATGATGATTTAATGAAATCAGCAGACTTTGTTCAAAGTAAAAAACAAGAGAAGAAAGATGAAAATGCATATAATGCTTTTGGTGTTGTTTTTGAAATGGCAGAAAAGAAAGGTTTTATTCCTCAATACCACAAAGAACCTGAAAAAGATATAGTAGATAAGACTATTAAAAACTTAAAAAATTGGACATTACAACTCGTAAGAGGAGAAGCTGATTTAGAACAGCTATTAGAAAACGCGGCAAAACGTGTTGTAGAACAAGAAAAAGAAGAAGAAAAGCAAGAAGGAAACGAGCAGTATCCAGCGGAGATAGAAGGATTGGAGAGTGCGGATTATGACAAAGACTTCAATACTTCCTAATTTCGCGAAATCTACTCCTCCTAAACCAGCGAGAGAAAGAGTTATCAGTAAAGAAAAAATAGAAGAAATGTTGCCTGTATTAACAGAGTATTTATCATTTTATAGGTCTTATCCTGATATGTTTATTGATGCAATTTCTGATCCAGACTGTCCTGTAAAGTTATTTTTTTATCAAAGATTATTTTTACGAATTGCTATGAGATACAAATATGTATATGTAACTTTTAATAGAGCTTTTGCAAAGTCCTTTTTATCAGTTATGACACTATATTTAAAGTGTATATTTTATCCTGGGAGCAAATTATTTATTACAGCAGGTGGGAAAGAACAAGCATCATTAATTGCCAGAGCTAAAATCAGTGAGTTATGGGAATGGTGGCCTTGTTTAAAAGCTGAAGTTGCAAAAGAAGTTAAAGGTAAAGATTATATTAAATTAATTTTTCATAATGGTAGTGAATTAGATATTATGCCTGTTCAAGAAAGCACTCGTGGTCAACGTAGACATGGAGGCTTGATTGATGAAGTTATTATGATTGATGGTGAGAAATTAAATAGATTTGTTATACCTACTATGAACGTTGATAGAATAGCTAAATGTGGTGGAATTGACCCAAATGAACCACATAAATCTCAAATTTACATCACTACTGCAGGGCATAAAACTTCTTTTGCCTATGAAAAGATGATACAATTATTAGTTTGGATGGTTGCAAAAGGCACAGCATTTGTTTGGGGTGGAGATTATCATGTTCCTATGATGCACAATTTATTAAGTCAAGATTTTGTAGAAGAATTAAAATCAGATGGAACTTATAATGAAATGGATTTCAGTAGAGAATATGAAAGCCAATGGAGTGGGGCTTCACAGGATGCATTTTTTGATCCTGATTTATTTGACAAATATAGACAACATTATGAAGCAGAATATAATCCTAAGAAAATTCCTGGGGTAGATAGCTTTTATGTTCTTGGAGTTGACGTTGCGAGACTAAAAGCACAAACAGTAGTGCAAGTTATGAAAGTTCATAAAAGACATAATGCTTATTATAAGCTATTGGTGAATACTTTTGTATTTGAGAATAGACACTTTTTAGAACAATCTATACAAATTAAAAAAATTGCTTTAAGATTTAATGCACAACAGATTATTATTGATGGAACAGGATTAGGGGTTGGGTTGATTGATTTTTTAGTTATAGAAAACAATGATACCCAAACAGGAGAAATTTTCCCTCCTTTTATCCCAAGCAATACTGATTCTTATGACCAGTATGAAAAACCTGGTTCATTACCTATTCTTCATATTGTTAAACCTAATGATGAACTTAATAGCCAAATGTATGTCAATTGTTTAATGCAATTTAATAGTGGTCGTATTAAACTTTTAGTAAGTGAACAAATTGCAAAAACTCGCTTATTAAATACTGCGGCTGGAAGGGCTTTAACATCAGAAGAAAAAGCTGCTCATTTAATACCTTATACTTATACATCTATTTTGAAGCAAGAAATGATGAATTTAAAACAAAGGAAAGAAGGCACTTATTTAAAGCTTGATCAAGTTCAGCAAAAAGGCAAGGATAAATTTAGTGCTTTTATTTATGCTTTATGGTATATAAAATTATTAGAAGATCAATTAATACAAAAGAAAAAGAAGCGTAAAATGAGTGATTTTCTTATGTATAATTAGAGGAAGGAGGGAAATATTATCAGACGTAGACACCCTAATAAAACAGGTCATTTTCCTAATGAAGTAAGAAGTTTAAAAGATTTCCAAAAATTTCATGAAGATTTATTGCCTACTTTTAAAGATGAACCAGCAATGTATGAATACAGTAAAGATGATGTAAGAAGTGCTATTCAAATTGGAGATAGGCGGCGCATGAGAGAAATTTCAAATTATTTTTTCAAAGTTAGTGGTATTTATAGACGATTAATACTGTTATTTGCTTGTATGCCAACATTTGATAATTTAATAATTCCTCATATATCAAGTGAGAAAGCTCCTAAAGAAAAATTAATGGTAGATTTTCAAAAAAGTTTAGATTTTATAGATAGCTTAGATATTAAACAAACCTTCCCTCTAATTACTTTATCTTTATTTAAAAATGGGGTATATTTTGGCTATTTAAGAGATGATAGACCAGAGCCTGTAATACAAGAGCTTCCTATGAATTATTGTAGATCAAAATTTAAAGATACTAATAGACATGTTGTTGAATTTAATTTAGAATATTTTGACCAAGCTTATCGTGATAGTAAAGAGCGATTAATGGTATTGCAACAATTTCCTGATGAATTTATGCAATATTATAATGATTTAAAAACAGGAAAATTACAAGGTATGGAAGCTAATTGGGTTTTATTAAATACTGATAAATCAATTTGTTTTAAAATGCCTGATGAAATGCCTTTCTTTTTATCTGTAATTGTTGATTTAATTGAATTGCGCGAAGCTAAAAATATAGAAATGAAAAAAGAACAAATGGAATTATTCCAATTATTAGTTCAAAAATTACCAATTAATAAAGAAGGGGATTTAGTCTTTGATTTACCTGAAGCTAAAGAACTTCATAAAAATGCAGTTGCTATGTTACAAAACAATGAGGGAATTGATGTTTTGACTACTTTTGCAGAAGTTGATATGCAAAATATTAGGGAAGCTAAACAAGTAGTTAGAGATAATTTATTAAAGAATGAAAGATCAGTTTATAATGAATCAGGGGTAAGTAAAATGGTCATGGCAACAGAGGGTAATATATCATTAAAATACTCTCTACAAAAAGATGAAGCTATTTTTAACTTGCTTTGGCCGCAATTTAATACCTGGTTATCTTATATCGTTAATCTTCAAGGTAGAGGTAGTCCTAAATATTTCTTTGAGGTTTGGATTCCTCCAGTTACTATTTTTAATCAAACTGAGATGGAACAAAAATATACTAAATTAGCTACCTATGGATATGCTAAATTATTGCCTGGTATTTTAACAGGAATGAGTCAAAATTCATTAATTAATTTGATGAAGTTTGAGAATGATTATTTAGAGTTGAATGATAGGATGGAACCATTAAAATCAACTCATACAATGTCTCCAAGCAAACAAGAAGAGACAAAAGAAACAGGTAGAGAATCTAAACCAGATGAAGAAAAAGAGGATGAAACGGTAGACAATATTGAATCAGATAATCAGGAAGGAGGGGAGTAAATGGATCCAAAATATAAAGGATTGCCAGAGCAAAGTAAAGGAATTTTTCGTTTTACAGCAAATATAGAAAAAATAGAACCAGTTAATGAGCTATTTTCAAAGTGCTTTATAAGAATTTTATACCCAGGATTAAATCCTAACAATGTTTTTTTACCAAAAGAAGTTGTAGAGGAAATGATTCCAAGTCTTTATAATGTTCCAATTGTAGGAGAATTTATAGAAACTATAGAAGATTTTAAAGATCATGGTGGTAAAATCGAGATTACAAGTGATGATATTCAATTCATTCAAACAACTAAGCCCTATGGCCTGGTGCCTGAAAGCACAGAAGTCTCTTGGGAATCAGTTAAAGAAGCAGATGGTACCATTAAAGAATATTTAACTTGCACAGGTTATCTTTGGACAGGCAGATATCCTGAAGCTGGGATAGTTGTTGAAGAACAAAGACCACAATCTATGGAGTTAGATGAAGAAACAATGGAAGGTTACTGGGAAAGAAGAGAAGGTAAAGATGTCTTCCATGTTACTAAAGCTACCTTTTCCGCGTTATGTATCTTGGGTAAAGATGTTCCTCCTGCTTTTGACTCTGCGAGCATAGGCAGTTATTATATGGCTAATCCTATTAGCTTCCAAAAGAGGTTAGGAAAGCTAATAAGAGAGCTTGATGAAACAGTAGGAACAGGACAAATAGCGAGTAATTTTACAGCTATTAATCAAAATGAAGGAGGTTCAAGCATGACAGTGAAATTTAATTTAATGTTAGATAAAGAAGATATAACGTATCAATTATATCATCTGTTGAATCCTGCTATTGATGACACAGAAGAAAAAGAATTACAATTCACTATTATTAAAGCTGAAGAAGATAATTGCATTTACAAAGAAGAAAAAACTCAAAAGGTGTATAAGCAAAGCTTCAGTAGAAATGAAGATGGTGAATTAGTTTTAGAAGATAATCAGGAAGAAATAGCTTTTGAAGAAGTTGATACAGAATTAAAAACCAACTATGAAAAATTGCAAGNTGATTATGATAAAGCTATTGCTGATTATGAAGCACTAAAAGCAGATGCACCTGCACAGGATGCTTTCAATGAATTACANACTGAAGTTGAACAATTGAAAGAGTATAAAGCAAATGTAGAAAGACAAGAAAAACAAGATGTAATTACAGAATTTAAAGCTATTTTAAGTGAAGAAGAAATTAAAACTTTTGAAGATGATATTAATAGCTATTCAAAAGATGATTTAGAAGCTAAATTAGCTTTAATTGCTTTTAGAAAAGGCAATTTCAACAAAAATTCTAATAGCGATTTTGTTCCTGATCCAATTGATGTGGATGACAATAAACCTGGTTGGGAAAAAATTGTTGAAAAGCACACTCAATAATTTAATGTAGTATATAAGAAAGAAAGGCGCAAGCTTAAAAATATTAAGGAGGAAAAAAATTAATGGCTACTTTATTAAGAGATTTAAATGGTGGGCAACACGCTGTTTTGGAGGCAAACTTTTTAGCAGCTAGAAGAACAGGGCAAGTAAAAGCACAATTACCTTTAGGTGATGATTTTCAGGAGAATGAACCAGTGGAGAATGGTATGTTCTTAGTGTATGATATGGAAGCAGAAGAAATTAAAAAGCCTGCGAATCATGACACATTAAGAATGATGCTTCATTTTTCAGTAGAAAAAGAGTATAATCATTTACGTCCAGGATTAGACACTTTTGCTATTTATAAAGGTGCTACTCCTTATCCAAGACTGTTTCAACCTCATGTAGGAGATACATTCATCACTGATGCAGTAAGAATTAGTGATAGTACAGGATTAAATGCTGCTGGAAAACAAGGTGCTTGGGATGGAATTAATGTAGGTCTTGTTTGTGGTGTTGGTGATGATGGATATATCAATGCTACAGCAAATGGAGCATCTGCGAATGGAGTTAGAGCAAAGTTAATTGAAAAAACAACTTTACCTAATGGTGGACAGGCAGGAAAATTTGAAATTATTCATGTAGCATAAGTTAGTTTAAACATAAAATATCAAATCTTTGAAGGAGGATCTTAAATGGCTAACGAGAAACAATATAAAGACCTGAAACAACTGGCGATTCAAGTGGCGAAAAAGCAGCCACCTAAGAATTTCACATTGGGGCAAGCTGAGGATGCATTACGTGTAGAGTTAAGAGAGTTGGCTAAAGACTATAATGCCTTTAGACGTAATAAATTAACTATTTATGAATTAATGCAAGAAACTGTAGATGAGGTATTACCAAACAGGGTGATTGAAGCTATTGGTCAATTTGCAGAAGTTAAGCAATTTGGACAAGGGCAAAAACCAGTGTTTAAGAAAAAAGTGGGAAGACAAAGAGGTAAATCCTTTGTTACTCAAGTTGGTTTAAGTGGTGTATATGAAAGCTTCAGACTGGACAACACATACTTAGAAGTTCCAACTCAAGCGCATGGTGGAGCTGCAACTATTGAATTTGAAAGATTTTTAGATGGTTTAGATACTTTAGATGAAGTATTATGGACTATTCAAGAAGGTCTTGAAGACAATCTATACACACAAGTTCAAGAGGCTTTAATCGCTACTATGGGCAATATGTTAGATGTTAATGTTCATACAGCTGCAGGTTTTTCATCTACTGATATGGTATCATTGATCAACGTAGCAAGAGCTTATGGTGGTAATGCTAACATTTTCTGCACACCAGAATTTGCTGCAACAATCACAAGCTCAGGAAATTTTGATGGTAGTGGTGGATATAGTTTAATTGAACAAGATGAAATGAGAGACCAAGGTTACTTAGGCAAGTATAGAGGAGCTGGGGTTCTTGTTCTTCCACAAAGTTTTAAAGATGATACTAATTCAGAATTAGTAATTAATCCTGAATATGGATATATTATTCCAAGTGGTGGAGCTGCAAATGAAAAGATAGTTAAAGTAGCTATGGAAGGCGATACTATTGTAGACGATTTCAAAAATGCTGATAGAAGCATGGAAATTCAAGTTTATAAAAAGTTTGGTATTGCTATCCTTAATACTAACTACTATTGCATCTATCGTAATACTAACCTGTCAGCAGGTTCGTAAAATAAAAATAATATTAAAAACATAAGAGAGGGGCTTAAATCCCCTCTCTTTGAATAAAAGGAGGAATATATAATGATTGATGAAAAAGCTAAAGTAGAAGTAGAAAGTGTTGGTAGAGGCTCTGTAAGTTATCAGTTAGATACAGATAGAAGAGTGAAAAGGCGTTGGGATAGACCTGGAATTGTAAAAATGATTCCTTTGGATGAAATTAGAGAAGCAATGTCTTCACATGGTGGAGAAATTTTATTCAGAGAACATTTATATGTTAAAGACAATAAATTTAGACTTGAATTAGATTTACCTGTTGATGATGATAATGATTTAATGGGAGATGCTGAGATCAAAGAGATGTTGACAGGCAATCCTAATAAGTTAAAAGATTCTTTACCTAAGTTATCACATGAAATTAAACAAAGAGTCGCAGAAGTAGCCGCAGAAATGAGAATTAATAATATGAATAAATTACAATTTATCAAAGAAGAAACAGGAATTGATGTTTATAAAAGAATTGAACATCTTAATGAAAAAGAAAAAGACAAAAAAGAATAGGGGTGTTTTAAATGGGAACGCCTTATTCTCAAGTTTTTAACGCTTATTTATCTAAAGTTACTGATGATTTATATGGAGCAATGGATACACAAGAATTAAATATAGAATTAATTCAAGTTATGGAAGCTGCTTTGCCGCGATTCGCATATCCAAGAGTAGATATAAATAATGTTAATCATGAAGAATTAAAGTTTAATGTAGATTTAACTAATGCGGAAGTGCAAATTATTTCTACTTTAATGGCTTTAGTTTGGACAGAGAGTAAGATTAATGATATAGATTTAGCCCGCCAAGTTTATGGAGATAATGATTTTAATAAACATGGAACTCAAGCTTTTCATTTGAGAGCTTTATTAGAATCTAAGCAAAATTTAGAGTTGCAGACAAGAAGAATGATGCAAACTTATTATAAAGTTGTAGACAGAGAGCCTGATTTTACGGGATTGGCGGGAGGTCAAAAATAAAATGAAAGTAAAATATCAAATTACTGTTAGTGAAAAATTTTATACTACTTGGAAAAAAGATATAGAAGAATGGAAAAATACTACAGATGTTAATGCAGATAAATTGATTTTAAATTTAATAGATGAATTTTTTAACACTATTGAAATCAATAAATTGATTATTTCTAAATATAGTGATTTTGAAGCTGAAATATATGTTAAATATATTAGTTATATTAAAAATCAAATCTATAAAATTTTGCCATTAGCAGAAGAACAAGGAGAGTGGCAAAAGCATTTAGATACTTTAATTACTGAATTGACAGGGTCTAATAAAGTGTTTATGCAAAATGTTAATTTTTTAAGCTTAATTAATAAGTTAGAAACATTAAGAGATTATAACCCTCCCTCTTCTCTTTCTCTTGTTGAAATTAAAAAAACTGATGAATTTAAAACCTTCCGAAAAACTATATTTGAGTGCATGAATATAGCAGAAGGTTTAAGCATTGTAAGTGATAATAATGTCAAATAACTATTATAATGATATTTATCTTAAAAAACTTGAACATTATGGCACTTATGCAGGAGATAAGATTGTAGAAAGAGGGGTTAAAGAATTTGAGAAGTATTTGACTACTACTCCAACACGTCAAACAATAATTAAAGATGATGAATTTTATAATGTATCTATACAAACTTCTTCACAAAGTGCAGAGGGAGATAGATATGAAAAACGTATTTTAGCTTCATTATCAGATAATTTTAAAGTAGGAGATATTTTTGAATGGGAACAATCTAATTGGATTATTTTAACTCAAGAAAAACTTACTATTCCTACACATTTTAAAGGAAAAATTAGGCATTGTAATCGTTCATTAAAATGGCAATATCAAGGTGTTATTCATACTATACCTGCTCATATTATTACGCGCGGGAGCTTAGCTTTAGATACAGGAAAAACAGCTGATCTTGCTTATGAAGAAGGAGGCATTGTTATTTCTGCTATTGTTCCTCAAAATGATATAACTAATACTATTAATAGGTATCAAAGGTTTATCATTAAAGGCAAAGCATGGCAGGTGGTAGGAATAGACTCTGTTTCTGTTGATCATCTTTTATTCATTAGAATGGAAGAAGATCAAATTAATTTAGCATCAGATGATTTACAGAATGAAATTGCTGATTATAAGCAACAAGTTGATGATACTAATGAAACAGTTGAAGCTTATGAATATTCTCTTCAAGGCAAACATACTTTAGTTTGGAATAGTAATGCTATATATACAGGATGGACAAATAAAGAAAACATTATATTACAATCTTTCTCAATAGAAGATGAAGATTTAGCTACTATTGTAGAAACAAATCTTGAGGATTCTACTATTAAAATTAGAGCTAATTCAAGTGGTCTTATAGGTTCTACAAATTTAGTTTGGAATGTAGATGGAGTAGAAATTACTAAAGAAATTAAAGTAGTTAGTCTGTGGGGTGAATAAAAGGTGGCAACAAAACAAATAGGTCGTTTTATGCAACTTGATGATTTAATTAGAAATATTATTCATAGTTTGGTTGATGTTGAAAATAGTGATGATAAACTTGCAGAAAGTGCAAAAAAAATATGTAAACTATTGCATTACACAGAAAAAAATCCACTAGAACAACCTAATCAAAATCGTATTGATTCAGGTAAAAGTTCTCCTACTTTTGAAGTTTTGGATGATGTAAATGAATTTATTATTAATAAAAGAGCTTTATTAGTTCCTAGAGTTCCTGCAGAAGAAGAGCGAGGTTCTTTTATTGTTGTTATTGTGGATGATTTTTCTTTAAGTGAAAATAAAGTGTTTAAGCCCAATAGAATTACATTTGATGTGCTTTGTCATCATGATGATTGGTTGTTAACTAATAGTTTACGACCTTTTTTAATAATGCAACAAATTGATAATATTTTTAATGGTAAGAAATTATCCATAGGTAATATAGAATTTGTTTCATGTCGTTCTATTGTTTTAACTCCTACTTTTATGGGATATAATTTAGTGTATAAAAATGTTTCATTTAACTAAAAATGATAAGATTAGTCGCTCTCTTTGTGGGTTATCACTGCCATTAAAAACTATAAAAATATATCCTGTTAAAATGCGTCAAGTTTTAGAAGTGGGAGAAACACAATATTCAATTTTTTTAGCATTATTAATTAATCCTAAAAAATTAATAGAATCGTTAGAAGTAGAGGTAAATGAAGCAGAACAAAGAAAATTAGAAGTTTCTGATTATGATTTATTAGCAGCTATTATACAAACTCAACCAGGACTTAAACAACAAGTAATAAAAGCTTTAAATTTCTTCTTGCCTGAATATGAAATAAAATATAATGATAGTCATCGTTTATTAGAAATTGTTCAAGAGGAAGAAAATATACTTTTAGATAATGAAGTTTATAATGAACTAATAGATATTTTAAAATTACAAAATTTTGTTAAAGAACAAAAGCAAGAAGAGGAAGAAGATGAAGGGCAACCAGCCAATGCAAAAGCTGCTCAGTTATTAGCACGTCGTAAAAAATTAAAGCAGGATTTAAAACAAGCCAAAGAAAAAACTACAGAACCATTAACTTTTGCAGATTATATTTCTATTGTAATGGGAAAAGGTCATATATTAGATGCTAATATTATTTTGAATATGACAGTTTATAGTTTTTTTGATTATATAGAACGGATTATTTTAATTGAAAACTATCATGTGGGTATTCAACAATTATTAGGAGGGGCTGATCCTGCACAAGTAGAATTAAAGCATTGGTTATGCAGTTTAAAAGAGCTAAAAGGAGACTAAAAATATAGGAGGAAAATTTATATGGCTAGATATTCAGATAAGTTTGGTGTAAAGGAAGTTATGGACGTTACTTTTTATGATTTAGAATCTTTCGAACCAGTTCTTTACATTGATACTTTAAAAATGTCAAACTTGGAGAACACAGCTGAAGAATCAGAAGCACGTGGTGGTAGGGGTAACCCAATTCTTTTGACATGGGACTATAACAGAGAAGCTAACTTTACTATTCAGGATGCTTTAATTGCTCCTGATGGTTTAGCACTGTTGAGTGGTATGGAAAGAGGCGATTTATTCCCTGGAACTGCTCGTGTGTATGAAAGAGAGGTCATTCCTTTAGCTGGTGATACAGGAGTGGAAACAATAGTTTTACAACATGAAGCTATTGCAGAAGACAGAATTTTTGTTTATGATGTTTATCATGGTATCGCCGCGGGAGAGCTTACACTTGATGGTGTTACATTAAGTAATATGGATGGAGTAACAGAAATTAACATTGATGCAGGTCTTGTTGAAGAAGTGGATAATATTAAGCAAGTTGTTGTTTATTATCCTTATCAAAGAACAGACCTTGATGGTCCATTACAGACTATTACTATTAGTTCTGATGATTTCCCAGGCTACTATCGTGTAGTTGGAGACACTCTTATCAGAAATGCAAGAACTGGTTTAGATGAACCTTTCCAATTAGTTGTTCATAGAGCTAAAATTCTGCCTGGTTTTACAATCACAATGGAAGCTGAAGGAGATCCTTCAGTCTTTGATATGAACTTAAAGGTTATGAGACCGCTTGATAGAACTACTATGATTGAAATGACTAAATATTCAGATGCAGGAAGTTAAGAAAAATATTATAAGGGAAGAGAGTTTATTACTCTCTTCTCTTATTTTTTTGAATTTTTTGTTAAAATATGTTTTATGAGAATGTTTTATCGCGGCAAGAGGTCTTATAAAGCCGCTACAATCAGAAAATAAACAGTTATAATACTGATAAAAAAATATACATATGAATATATGTGAATTTTATGATTAGGAAAGGAGGTTAGCTATTTTGGAATATACGATACAGGGAGATATTAAAGTTCTCTTGTCTGATTATAGTAATGGTCAACCAGTGTTATTTTTGCCTAAAGCATATATGTCTCATATTAAAGTGGACACTAAACCTGTTGTTAGTCAAGGTGGAGAACAAAATATAAGTATGTTAGGATGGAGTGATAAACAAAATGATACTTTTTTATTGCAGTCATCTTTGTTCTCTATGAAATTTTTGGAATTGGCGGTAGGAAGTCAATTGTTGAAAGAAAATACTCGCATAGCAGAAACTGAAACTATACAAGTTATTAATAGTGATGTAGTTAATTTATCTTACATGCCTGTTCCGAATCTTAAAATACACGCTTTCTTATTAAATAATACTGGCAGTTTTTTAAATGAACAGCTTGATATTATAGCAGTAAATGGTCAAGAAATTCAATTTTCCAAAAATATCAGTGGTTGGGTATTAATAAAATATCTTACTGAACAAAATGTAGAAGTTCTTAATATAGGTAAATTTGCTAATAAAGGATTTTATCAGTTATTAGGAGAGGTTGATATTTATAACAAAGAAACAGCAGAATTAGAAATTTTAAAATTTGAGTTTTTTAAAGTTGCTATTCATAATCATTTTAATTTAAAGATGATTAGTAATAATAATTTGAATCAGTTATTCACGATTCATTGTCAGGCGATGGGAGAAGAGAAGTTTAATAAAGCAATCATGCGACTTATAAAAAGAGAAGAAGGATAAATACGGGAAAAACATTACAAATGTTTTGTCCCGTTTTTTTTGTATGTTTTTTTAAGGTGGTGAGATTATTATGTCCCAATGGTATGATGTTAAAAATTATGGTGGAATGTATGTGCATACAAATTATGAAAGTTTTAAATCTAATTTTGGTAGCTTTGGAGAACATACTGGAGAGTTAGTGTGGCAAGCACAACATTTTTTACAAGAGCAATTAGAAAGAGAAGAGCTATTGAATGTAGAATTAGCTGATTTGTTCAATATAATTGATGAAGATATACAAGTTACAGATGGATTTGAAGCTTTTTTAGATTGGTTTTCTACAGGTCCAGATGCTTATTTTAATAGAGTTGCTAAACAGACTTATGAAACTGAAATAGAGCCAGGCATGTTGCCAGTAGTTAAATTTGGTAAATGGTCAGAAGCAGAACATGTGCAAACTGTTGAAGAAAGTGTGAATTTATTAGAAAATATGTATATATCTATAGTTAATGCTATTGAACAAGTTTCTGAAACAGGAACTTTAAGCTATGAGTCTTTTGTTAAGGCTAAAAGTAGGATTGAATCTGAGTTAAGAAATTATAGTGCAAAAGAAGATACAAATACAATTCGTGGACATGTTAGAAGTATTAAAGGTTTATTATATGAGTTATATGTTTATAGATTTATTTTTGCGGCACTTAAAGCCACTGCACAAAAGAATGAAAATTTAGATATTATTCTACAAGGTAGTGGGAATGTGGCAGATATTGCTGTGAACTTAACCTCAATAAGCTTGGGTGTTAATATTAAATCTGCATCTTTGAAAACATTTGCAGGAAATTTTGGGGTTACATTATTCAGTGGAACTATAGGTAG